GCTTGCCCACAGGCGTAAACGATCCACTCGACTAGTGCTCAACATCCAACATAACCAGTATGTGCGATATACTTTGAGGTGTTGACATGCACCCCGGCAGAAGGTAGAAGCGTGAGCCTCGCAGACGAACTTGCCAACGCACGTGCCAGAAAGCCCCGCCCGCGACCATGCAGCACCGCCGTTTGGCTCGCATCGCAGGATGAAGAGGTCAACATCAACTTCCGTCACGCTGTCGAAGATGGCGCGCACATGTCAGAGCTGTACCGCATTTGCGTGAAAGGCGGCCTGAACGTGGGACTTACGCAATTTAAGGACCATTGCCAGCGTCGGTGCTGCTGCGCGAGGGGAGCGGCTGTCGCATGAGTCTCGCGGATGATCTCGCCGGCGTGTCGAAGGATGAACCGGTCAATAAGGGTTCGATTGATCTGACGCCCGATGGCGCCACGGTCAACAATGTCGTTGTGGACTCGCCGATCTTCGATGACTGGACACCGGTTTTCGAGCTGTTCAAGCTTGATGCCGCAGTGTTTGAGGTTGTTGACGATACGGTTCGGTGTTCTACGTGGCAGCAGTCGGCGCGCACGGCTGACGGTGACCGCGACATTGTGCAGCTCTACAGTTACAGTGCCCGGTTCCGTCGTGTGACGCGTGACGTCATCCCGCAATCGACAATAGATGCGTGGCGTACAGCGCTAATTCAGGATCGCCCCATCGCCCCCGAGGCTGACGCCGCACCCGCCGGCGATTCTGGCACCTACCTGATGCTCGTCGCTGACCCTCAGCTGGGCAAGAAGGGCACCGAAGAGGCTGTCGAGAACTGGAAGCGTGGCGTCACCGGCCATTTGAACGCCGCGAAGGCTCTCGGATCGACGGTGTCCCGTATCCACGTCGCTTTTATGGGTGATGAGACTGAGAACGTGGTGAACAGCTACGGGAATCAGCCGCATACGATCGAGTTGAATCGTTCGCAGCAGCTTGAATTGGACTTCGACATGCGCGTATGGACGTTCAAGGAAGCCGCAAAGCTGGGGCTTGGTTTGTCGGCGTCGTCGGTGTGGTCGAACCACGGACTGTGGACCCGCAACGGCGGTAAAGATCCGGTCACCACGCACAGCGACAATGCTTCCACTCACATTGCGCGGCAGACGAAGAAGCTGTTCGACGAACTTGCACCTTTTGGTGGCCCGCAGATCGATTGGACGATCGGGGATGTTAGCCCTGGCGTGCAGATCGAGTTGTCGGGCGTCGAATGCTACTTCTCGCACGGCTACATCGAGAAGGGCCGTGGTGGTTCATCGGAGCTGCGCACCAAGTCGGCGATTGAGCGTCAGATTCTCGGCAAGACTGAGGAACTGGGAACCACATCACTGTGGCTTATGGCACATTATCACCACTACTATTCGCAGGAATTTGAGGGGCGCACCCTGTTTGGTTGCCCTGCCCTCGAAGCGGAAAAGTCGTCCGAGTACATGCTCGACCAGTACGGCGTGTGGTCACCGCCGGGGATGCTGGGCATGGTCGTGACGGATTCGGTGGATCGCGGTTGGGCGCATTTGAACGTGTTCTGACCTTCTACGTTGGTTTTTCGATAACTCAATAGTGTGCGGCCACGGGCCGACAGTATCTAGGAGACCCCTATGGCTTTGCCTGATGGCGATACGTCTAGCCCGTGGCCCCCGAAACCGTTCGATATCGCAGCCGACCACTACAGCTTGATGGACAGCTGGTACTCATCGGATGTTGAAGCGCTGCACGAACACTATCGTGGCGCCACAGCCAGCGCACGCCCCTCGCAGTATGCCGGCGGCGTGGTCGGTCGTATGGCGCGGTTCTTCTGGGGTCGTCCGATTCAGCAGGCTGCGAAGCGTTTGCACATGCCGATTGCGTCAGATCTTGCCCGTACGGGTTCGGATCTGCTGTTCTCAACCCCTCCGCAATGGGTGTTGGCTGCCACGGATGTGAAGGGCGGCGAAAAAGAGTTTGAGGCTGCCCAAAAGCGGCTCGAAGTGCTTCTCGAAGCGACGGATGTGAACTCCACACTGTTGGAGGCTGCCGAGATTCAGGCCGCTTTGGGTGGCGTGTATCTGCGACTTTGGTGGGATACGGATGTCACGAACAAGGTGATGTTGTCGCATGTGGGTGCGGATGCTGCCGTGCCCGAGTGGCGTTACGGGCAGTTGGCTGCGGTGACGTTTTGGACGGTGGTTCGTGAGGATAAGCAGGGTGTGTGGCGGCATCTGGAACGCCATTCACCTGGCTTCATCGAGCATGGACTTTACTGTGGTGACAAGGACACTCTTGGTCGACCGTATCCGCTGGATCAGATTCCTGAGACTGAGTGGGCCGCTGATCTCGACTATGACAGTGAAGGTCGTCTCGCCACTGGTGTGAAGGGTTTGACGGCGGCGTATGTGCCGAATGTTCGCCCGAACAGGGTGTGGCGCAACGTTCCGCAGCTTTCGTTGCTGGGTCGCTCCGATTTTGACGGTCTAGAGCCTTTGTTTGACGCCTTGGATGAGGTGTGGACGTCGTGGATGCGGGACATCGATCACGGTAAGTCGCGTCTGATGGTGTCTTCGGAGGCGTTGGAGGACCACGGTCCGGGTCGCGGCGCTTCATTCGATCCCGAACAGCCTGTTTTCACCCCGGTCCCTGTGGATGCGCTGGGCGATGAGGGCGGTTCCCGGAATCTTGTGGAGGCGCAGCAGTTCGCGATTCGCCATGAGGAGCACAAGGCGACGTTCCGTGAGCTTGTTGTCCGCATTCTCGTGACTGCCGGCTATTCGGTGGCGGATTTTGGTGACGATGAAATGTCGTCTGCCGTGACTGCCACGGAGATCAATGCTCGCCGAGAGTTGTCGAACCGGACGCGTGAGAAGAAGATTTCACACTGGCGGGCAGCGTTGGAGCCTCTTGCGCGCACGATGCTGGAGTTGGACAAGCTCATCTACTCTGCCGATCCGTCCTACGGTGACCAGTTTGAGGTCGTCGCAGACCCCGAGATGAAGTTCCCGGTGCGTCAGGACCAGTCCCCGATCGCCATGTCCACCACCATTCAGGCGATGGTCAGTGCCGGCGCCATGTCGCGTGAAGAAGCGGTTCGCGAGTTCCATCCGAACTGGTCGTCGGAGCAGGTCGAAGCCGAAGTGGCAGCGATCTGGTCCGATTACGATCGCCAGCACGCTATCGCGGGCCTGCCGTCCGAGTTCGACTACCCGGAAGAGCCCACCGAGACTAAGGAAGAGCCGACTACGCTCGCAGAAGGCGACCTTGGTGCCGATGGGGACGAGTTTGACGGTGATGTGAAGGCGTAATGGCGCTCACCCCGTCGTTCGGCGACAAGATCGCCAAGCAGCTCGTAGCCCTCTACGCGAAAGGTGAGGAGCAGCTTTTAACGTTCCTCGCTAAAACGTTGGCGGGGGAGCGTGGGCACGGCGCGAACTGGCTTGCCCGCATGACATTGAAGATCGGGCCTGTCCGTGTTCGGGTGCAGAAGATCTTGGACAAGCTGCAAGGCGACTCCCGCGCGATGGTCACGGAAGCGATCCGTGAAGCATGGGAACGTGGACGCCAAGCCGCCATCGACGACATTCCCGGTGCCACGGTTCCGGTCTACAACATTGATGGTGCAGCGGCGGAGCAGGCGGAACAGGTTGCCCGTAAGTTGGAGGAAACCCGTCCTCGTGCCGAGTTGGCGGTGACCAATCGGTATCGGGAGATCATCGATGAGGTCACCCGCGACCAGAAAGCCGACTCGGAGGCTGCCCGCAAACGACTGGTGCAGGCAGCGTTGGACAAGTTCGCCGCCGACGGGATCACCGCCTTCGTGGATAAGAATGGACGTCGCTACGACCTAGTTTCGTATACGGAAATGGCGGTTCGTGCCGCGATCACCGAAGCTGAGGTTGAGTCCTACACCCGCCAGCTTGTCCACGCCGGCATCGACCTTGTGATCGTGTCCGATGTTCCGCAGAGTTGCACCCTGTGTGAGGTCTTTGAGGGCAAAATCCTCTCCATCACAGGCGCTACC